GTTGTGATCCTGTTGTGACACAGCCTGCTGAGCTTCTAGCAAGGCATCAATAGTCTTTTGACGTTTACGATAATCAATAAGCTGATCAAGTAAATACTCAACGCTATCTTCTACCGCATGCAGAGTGTACGTAGGGAAGTTATCACGGACAGTTACTGCCGTAGGGACCTCGCCGTACTTCTCGTTATGCTTAGAGATAAACTTCCAGACCTGCTTGTTAAGGTCATTGAAGAACCAGTCTTCTTGTACTCCTGTTTCAAGCAGTGGCTGTATATCTCTATTGCGAATAGCTTTAGATAATAACCGCTCTTCGTTATTAGCTGCCATATGTCGCCCCCTCTTCTAAGTACCAATGGCCATAACGCCCGCCACGTGTAGGTATATCAATAACATATTTTACTTCTGGTCTGTAAGGTAACTCCGCTACAAGATCTGCAACTACGTTATACGCAGTCGCATAGTTAAACGGATTAGTTCCTAGATTATCTAGATCCTCTAGAACATTATCCATATCTTGTTGCGAACGTTCAAAGCCTACGATCTCCAAAGAGTAATCGTTATTTTCTCTGAAACGCCAGAAGTGTGCTAGTGCTTGTCTGTTGTAGGTAACCTCTGTATGAGGAACCGGAATACCCAAAACTTTATTGATCTTAATTGAAGTGCTTAGTAAGCAATCAACTGCAACCAATACACGTTTAGGAACTTCGTTTGATATATCGCCCCCGCGCATATTTACAGAGCTACGATCTTGCCGTAGTTTACTAACAGCTCTCTAAACTCTACTGGATCTTCGCTAGCTAACAGACTTCGTTCTCTGTCAATCTTGCTAGAGATCTCCACTGGATAGACGCCACCGTTCTTGTTCATTCTATCTTTTACAAAGCGAGTATGCTTGCAAGTATTCCTAGTTTGATACCCTACGCAGTTACAACGTAACTTGTGTGAGTTGTGATGAACGTGAACTTCATGCACTCCTGTCTCAGATAAAAAAATCTGAGTAATCATCCATGACATATTGATCTCTTTCATAAACGTCGATCCCCCATATCCGATTCTACCTTAACTTCTATAAATGCTTCATGGGCAAAGCTCTGCATTGATGCGCTATACACAGTGTGCCACTTTTTTAAAGCAACGTTTGATGTAATGACGGTTGGTAATCCAGCATTAAATCTAGAACGCAACACTGCATCAAACGTATCTTCTGCCCAACCTGTTTGAGTTGAGTGTTCTTTACCTAGATCATCAAGTACAAGGAGCGGTAAAGAATGCTTAGCATCTCCGTAGATTTCACGGATACGCTCCTTGATCTCGTCATCACCCCAAGACTCTTTCTCTAGGCGTAAAAACTTTGGGTAGTCCAAGAACAACCCTGGAAGTTGCATAGTACGAATCAGGGTTTGAAGGGCCACAGAGGCCATGGTTGTCTTGCCGTGACCTGGTTGCCCTAGTAGTAGGATCCCAAGCCCGCTAGAGGGGCTTCCAGGGCTTTTAATGACCACTCCAGATTGGACTGTACTGACCCAGGATTGGACCATGTCCATTGCCTCGGTATGCTCTAGGTCTGACAACTCCATACCTAGGGTCTTCATAGGCACAGATGCCTTGAGAAGAAGGTGGCGAATAGTGGGAGACTCTTTCTGTACATCAAACATTACTTACCCCCTAGTAGTTTCAACATCTTTTCCTGATGAGCCTTATTCACTTCGTAGTCTGGCTTCTCTTCGACAGCCCTACCCTCTAGCATTTGATACTTCGCAACAAACCTACGCCACACAGGTACGCCTGTACCTGCATCGTGTAAATTGCGAGGGTCATCAAAAAACATTCTAACCGATGTAAGGACCTGTTGTCTAGTCGCGCCTTGTCCTACCTTTTGATTGATCCACAAAGCTAATGAGCGGGCGTTAAGTTGCATGGTGAGATGTCCGGCAGAACTAAGACTAAGCAACGATGCAAACTCTGAAACAATATCTCCAGTGCTCCAATCCTCCTCAGGCTTGTTACTACGGTGCGTGACTGAGTTAGGCACCGCGCCATACTTAGCCTGACGCATAGCCTTCTTGTCTTCTACCAGGCCTACGGCCCCCACAGAGTCATCCTCTGCGTCGATCTTAAACTTCTTCTTTGGCTTTGGCTCTTCGCCGTCTAAGTCCCAACCCATTTCAACCCTTTCTTTCTTTGGGAAATTTTTTCCCAATATAGTAGAAGTACGTAGTACTTCTACTATAGGACTATCTACTATAGATACTGTACTAGTACTAGTAACAGCAGATGAACAGTTGTACATATGCCCTGAGATCGAGTGCCCTGAAAAGCCGTTGTCGGTGCCAAGCAAAACTTTGGCGCCTTCGGTAAATTTCATGTAACTGTTCCACTTGCCGTTGACTTGTTCACGGGCAGTCAAGATGTACCCGGCTTGCTTAAGCTCGTTGATTGCAGACTGTATAGAGTCTCTGCCTTCTGGCATTACGGCAGAGAGCTCTTCGGCTGAGACAACTCGGCCAAGCTCTGCGTAGTAAGCAAATAACCCTCGTGCCCGCATGGACAGGTAGGGGTTTGAATATGGTGATTGCATATGTCCTCCTATAAAATGATTCTACCGTGGAGGAATACGCTTTGGCAAATCGCCCTTGTTCACCCCTGTAAATATTTGTTCAACTAGAAGGGATAAGATCAATCCCACAAACGTAGATCCCAGTATGTAGGGAGCTAGGTAACGCAACCCTACATCTAATAGAACACAAAATCCTGTACTGAGGGCAAGACCTAGTAGACTCCTCCACTTACCTAGAGGCAGTAAGAAGGCCTCCACCGCAGAGAGTATACAAGCGGCGGCTAATGCGGAGATTAATAAGTTGCCCATATAAAACATTCTACCGTCTAAAAACTATTCTGTCAACATGCACACTTTTCCCAGCAGGGTTGCTTACAGGTGTAGCAGTAAGTTTTAATTTGGCATAGACTGCCCCTTGAATACTTCCTGCACTAAAAGTTTTTGATAGGTAAGACCAGTAGCCTTGTCTAACTGTGTTCATAGATGCCGATCTAACTGTAGATAGGGTAACAGACGTGTTTGCAGCCCCGTCACCATCAAACTTAGTTGTGGTTAGTTGTCCTGTAAGGTTGTCTGTGTACACTGGCATAAGGGCGTCATTACCGTCATAGAAGTCAACGCTTAGCGTATATGTATCTCCAGTAGAAACTGAGTTACCTGCTCTAAGAGCAACAGATGCGTAATACCCACTGTCAGGCTGTATGTATATTTTATCTGATGTCATAGAGTAAGGCGTGGTTGTATTTACTGCGCTGTAGTTTAGTACACCGTAGGCCTGTCCGTGAGTAACAGTATCAGAAAAGTAGTTACCTTTAGCTAACACTCTAGACAAAACAGTATTAGCTGAAAGTGTCCACACGCCTATATCGCTTTCAAAAGAATTAGAAAGAACAAGTGACTCTGGAAGATCTAGGTAGGCCTCAGTCGGATATCCTGTCTTAAGAGCCCAGCTAGTACCGTTCATTGTATATCTTCCACCGCTAACCTTTAGTCTGTTAGACTTAACAGAGCCAGGTACTCTTTCCTCCTCCGTTGCTTTCTGATTGCGCAGCAACAAAAGTTTTAGCAGTATTGACTGGGTTCGTAAAGGTTGTTGTAGCCGCATCTAATGGGTCAACAAACCTGCTAACTACTCGACCATACTCTGCCTGCACACCATCAATATGGAAGTAAGTCGCAGAGGTAGTTCCGATAGAAATAGTAAACGTTCCAGAAGTAACTCCGGCACCAATTCTAGTATTCCCATAAATTCGTGTCCAAATGTTAGCATTAGCCGCAGACACGATGTGTGTATTGCCTGCAATAGTGTATGTTCCAGCTGCTCCACGAACGTATGCAGAGATCACTACGTCTTCTCCACCTAACGCTGGGTATGGAAGATAATAGTTTCCTGTGATAGATCCTGTAGTTGTAAAGGCAAGCTTTGCAAAATAGTCATTGTATAGAGATCCCATAGAAGCATCGGTAGACACCTTAGTAAGTGTTCCTGTTGTTGCTGACCAATCAGTAGGTGTACTTCCTAATGTGCCGTTTTCAAAAGAAGGGTTAGAAACAAAGTTGTACTTGTTTTTAATTTCCCACTTAGTATCGTTTACAGAGTAGTAAGTAGATATATTTGGATTGCTGGGTAATACCCCACCAGTTCCACAAAAGAATGGTTTATAAGATGTTCCTTCTGTAACTATGGCCCCATCTAACCAGAACCTATCACTAGTTACTCCATTAGGAAAATAAACTGTAACCTTTGCTAATGGGTACCCGGCATCTTTTGAGTATGGAGGTACAATAGCTGTAGTTGAAATTACATTTGCTGCGGTGGTAGAGAGGGTAGTAGAAGATACGTAAGCAGAGCCACCCTCTTCATAGGTTCCGTATGTGCCGTTAGTAACTGTAAACTGAGTATTTGTACGACTAGCAATTGTTACCTCTGTCATATTAAAGTCTGTAGGTATAACATCCGTAATAGTAACTTTTTGACCTGCGACAAATGTATTTGCTGCGGTGTACGTAATCGTTGTTCCGTCGGCAACTACGTTAGTAATATCGGTAGTATTAAACTGTGAGAGGTTAATGTTTGGCGTTGTAGGATAGTACTGTCCATAGGTCTCGTCATTTAAAATAGATGATTGAGCACTTTCAGTTGGTTGACTTGAAAACTCGAGACTTATAGTTGCTTGACGAGCTGCTGAGCCCATTACCCATACAGAAGCAGTTAGTGTTACCCCAGGAGGTACAGGCATCCAATCAGTAGAGTAAGCTGGAGCAGAGCCTGTAGCAGTAAGTAACAAAGAAGTAATGTCTGGTGCAGTGCTGGATCTAAATGTAGTTCCCAAAACAGTTGTTGGATCTACAGATAAGGTTCCGTTGTAAGCAGACCATGAACCTATACCGGCTTCAAACGATCCGTTAGGTATGTAGTTAACCCGATCTCCACTTACTGCTAAACCAATTCGTTTAGCATCTTGAAACTCAAGACTCTTTGTGTACTCAGCAAATTGGAATAGGTCAAAAGCAAAACGACTAGAGGTTGCTGAAGCAGGTGTTACGGTTATTACAACCTTAGCAAACATAGCATTAGCTGGAGATTTAATTCCGTTTCTTCCTGAATCAGATTTAGAAGCAAACTCTGTCCATGAAGTGGTGGTGGTTAATGCTGTAGGTGTAGTTGTGGTACTAATTAAAGTTCCAAAAACGTTATACCAAGACACTGTCGCTGTAACGGTGGCAGCATTTGCATCACGATGTCTAACCCAACCCGTAAAAATGTATCGAGTATTTGGCTGTACTACAATACCGTTCAAAGTTATGTCTGAGGTATTAGGTAAGCTTAAAGTAACTGCGGTAGTTGCTGTCGTAGTTAATTGACCAAACCCTATTAGTTTAGGTTTTGTAGTGGGGTCGTAGAGCACCGATGTGCTTGGAGGTGGAGTTAAGCTTTCACCGCTAAAAGTTAAAGATACAAAAGCACCACTTGATGCGACCCATCGACCAACAGACTCTTCAAAAGAAGAATCATTATAATCAAGCATTAGGTTATGTCCTGGAAGTAATTTTGAAGACCAATGTGTAAGACCAGTAACATAGCTACTAAGACTTGTATTGGTTCCTTTATATGCGTTAACTACATTTGATACCCC